AAATCAGATATCTAAACAATTTAATAAAATCAAATAAATACTACTATAAATATAAAGAAATTAAATTATTAAGGATTCAAATTGAAATTAATGTATGATTTAGAATCGCCTAATTTTTCTGTTGAAGAATCAATTAATGAAACAACAGGATTACCTTCAAAAAAATATAAAATAAAAGGTATTTTTTCTACAATAGGCGAGAAAAACAGAAATGGTCGTATTTATCCTAAACATCTTTGGGAAAGAAATGTTAAAGAATATCAAGAAGTAATAGAAACAGGCTCTATCAATAGATTAGGCGAGTGGCAACACCCACCAAGAAGCAATATTGACCCAATGAAAGGTGTAATTGCTATTGATAAACTTTACATAGACCAAACAGGAAAATACGTAATGGGTGAAGCAACGCTTTTGGATAACGAACAAGCAAGACAACTTAAATCACTTATTGACAATGGCATTAAATTGTCCGTATCAAGCAGAAGTCTAGGTTCTGTAAAAAATGGTATAGTTGAAGATTTTAAACTTATAACTTACGATGTTGTTGATACTCCATCAGATTATAATGCAACAATGAATGGATTAGTAGAATCTTATCAACTTAATGAAGGAATTTTAATGGATAAAGAATTTGATATAGTAGATGATAAAATTGTAGAAGTTAAATCAGCAGAATCAAGCAAAAAATCAACTAAACAGAAAGAAAAGAAAAAGTCAATCAAAGAAGATGATACTAATGATACAGATGATACTAAAGATAAAGAAAAAGTTGAAATTTTAAATGATGATAATTCTGATGATTCTGATGAAGAGTCTAAAGATACCAAAGACACTGAAGATTCAAAAGATTCTAAACAAGATAAAGATGAATTATCAGAGCAAGACCTAAATAGATTTAATCAAGAACTAAAAAACAAGTTTAAAGAATTATTAAGTTCTTTTTAATATAAATTTAAACTATTTAGATAAATAAAATAAAACTATAAAAAAGGATTATTTAATGTTAGAGAAGTTATTAGAGTCAATAGATTCTAGCATTCTAACTGCTGAAACAAAAGCAGAACTAGAACAAATGTTTAATGAATCTGTTGAACTTAAAGCGACCGAAATAGCAAATACAGAAATAGCAGAAAAACAAAAAATATTAGAGAAATCTTATAATGAGAATTTAAATACTATAACTAAGAAAATTGTAAGAAATCTTGATAAATATGTTAATGAGTCTATCAAAGATGTGGTAGCAGAGATAAAATCATCACTTAATGGCGAACTTGCAGTTAAACGTGCTGAAACTCTTGCAGAAGCATTTGATGTATCATTGCTTGCAACAGGTGTAAATGTTGGTAGAATTCAAAGTGAAATTTCTGATAAATCTTATCAAACAAAACTTAAAGACCTAGAGAAAAAATATAGTTCTTTAAGTAAGAAATATAAAGATTTAACAGAATCATCTGAAACAATGATACAATATGGCACTATTACAGAACTTAAAGAAGGTTTAAGTCTTGTAGAACAAAAGAAATTTGAAGAATTAGCAAAATTGATTAAATTCGAGCAAACATCTGATTATTTCGATAAACTTAAATCACTTCGTGAAAGTGTAAAAGGTGTTGCTGATGATGTTAGAGTTGAGAAAAAAGAAATTGACGAATCTGCAAAACCAAGTTTAGATAGTTCAAGTTGGAAAAGATTAATTTAAGTTAATCTAATTCTTAAAAAATTTTTAACAAAATGATAAATATAAATATAATAAACTAAATTAAAGGATTTTATAAAATGCTTAATGATAAAGATTTGAAAATGCTTCTTGAAAGCACTAAAGCACCAATGCTTAGTGAAGCAGATAAGTCAGTAATGACTATTCTACTTAACAATACAAGTGCTGAAATAGATAGACTAATGAACGAAAGCACCGTAGCAGGCGATATTTCACAATTTACGCCGATTATGATGCCTTTGGTAAGACGTGTTTATCCAACCCTAATCGCTAATGAACTTCTTGGCATACAACCAATGTCAAGACCAACAGGTTTCATTTATTCATTGGTAAATAGATATACAGGTAATGGCAAGCCAGCAGAGCAAACTGATACTGCTAAAGCAGGTCAAATTCTTGAATTTGCTAATGTTGCTGATGTTCCTGCAAAAGGCACAGCAATTACAGGTGCAACAAGTGGTGCAACAGGTTCAGTAATTTATACTGAAGGCAAACGTGCTTTAGTTAAAGTAAATGGTGTAATGTTCCAAGTTGAAGCACTTACAGGCGGTTCAACAAGTAACGTAACTGCAGTTTATACAAACGAAGCAACATTTAAGAAAATTCTTAAAAATTATACAGGTTCAGTAACAACAGCAGTTGGCGAGAAACTTGCAACTGATATGGCTGAAGTTGGATTCGGTATTGAGAAAAAAGCAGTTGAAGTTAAAACAAGAAAACTAAAAGGTAGATATACTCTTGAAATGTATGAAGACCTAAAAGCACAACACGGACTTCTTGCAGATGAAGAACTTATGAGCCTAATGAGTGCTGAACTTCAATCAGAAATAGATAGAGAAGTTGTCGATTTCGTTAATAGCAACGCAGTTGTAACTCCTAACGCATTTGCTCCACATATTGCAGATGGTAGATGGGAAATTGAGAAATACAGAGCAGAAGTTATCAAAATTGCTAATGAAGCAAGACAAATAGGTATTGATACAAAACGCGGTCAAGCAAATATAATTCTTTGCAGTCCAAAAGTTGTAACAATGCTAGAGCAAGTCGGTTCATTTAGAACAGCACAACAAGATTCAGCAGTAGTTCAACCACTATCAGGCGGTGTTGCAGGTATATTTGATGGTAAATACAAAGTTGTATGCGACCAATATGCTACAAATGATTATGCAACTCTACTTTATAAAGGTGCTGATAGACGTGATAGTCTAGGATTTTTCGCTCCATATACACCACTATCATTCATCAGAGTAACAGATGTTGAGAGCGGACAACCTGCACTTATTCTAAGAACAAGATATGCACTTGATACAACTCCGTTGAATCCTGAAGCATATGCTAGAACATTTGGTGTTGATTTCGCTAATACTGCACTAGCAAAATAATTTAACTCCCCCTTTAAGGGGGAATTTTAATCTATCGGCTTAAACCACTCGTGAGAAATCACAACATAAACTAAACCAAACAATCCTAAAACAATTAATCCTGCTTCTAACATCTTATATCCTTAAATTTTAGATTTTAAATCTGTTAATATAATACTATTACATATTAAAATAAATATAGAAAATAATATTGAAATTAAACAAAAATATTGAAAATCAGTTATCATAATTTACCCTTATTGATAATTATAATTAGGTATATTATAAAAGATATTACAATACACTCTAATAAATCAAAATTACCTATTATATCCATAATTATTCACTCAAACTAAGATATAAGCAAATAATAGCACCTATTAAAAATATAAATTGTAAATTTGTCATCTTATGCTCCTTTTATCTAATACTTCCAACATATTCATAAACTAAATTACCACAATCATATATACGTCTATAATCATTATTAAACATATTTTCTGATTCGGACAAATTATAATCAAATAAACTTAATTTATCCTTTAGTTTGTGTTTTTGGAATTGATTTCTTGATAACAGTTTTAATGTATTTTTCTTAAAATAAAAATAATTAGGTTCAGTTTTTCTTAAAAATTTAAATCCTAATACTTCATAAATTTTGCCATCACTAAAACGTCTATTAGCATATGTAATTATTGATTTAGGACTTTTAGTGTTATAATTTTTAATAAAATAATTAAATAGTTTGCTTGCTCCGCCAATAACTGAAAATCCTGATTTGTTACAGAATCTGATTAATTCATAATCGTATTTTTTATTAAATCTAGGTTTAGCAAAAGTCATTAATGATACTAATTCATTATTATAATATAATCCTAAATTTATGCTTGCATTGCAATAGCCTTGTAAGTGATTTAAATTTAGAAATTCAATAGTTTCAGATGATTTTATTTCTTTAATAATACATTTTCTAGCATAAATTTTATTATTAACAGGAATTAAATTTAACTTATTTTTAATCATTGATAACCATATATCTATATTATCAGATTCAAAGATATGAAATAAAGTATATCCTTTTTCTAAGCATAATTCAGTTTTGTTTAAGTGATAATTCTTATCTATATTCTTAAATTTAGAATACCTATCTGAACCTTGTGAATGATACATTAAACCATCATATTCAATAGCAAGTTTAATATCAGGCAATACAATATCTAATTCTAAAGGATTAATTAAATTTCTATCTTTATGTATTATATTAATATGCTGATTGTTAGGTTTTAATTCTAATATCTTATTAATTAAATTTAATTCTGATTTATAATAAGGTTTA